AGACCTGGCAAACCTTTTGATAGGCCAAAAACAACACCTAAACCTAAAGCTAAAATATTTAGTTCGATAGAACAAGAAATATCTTACGAATTGTTAGAGTCATACATATCTGATATGGATGGTTATGTTCTAAGATTTAGTGAGAAAAACCCAACCGAAATTAGGTTTAATATTTTTAACGTAGATGGTGATATGTGGGGTGTGAATATCGGTGATGACGGTGTGATTATGGTGGAAGGTACTCCAATTAGAAGAAAGTCTGATTTATTTGGGGTGTTAAATGTTGGAATGGGTGGTGAACTATATGAACAACCACAACCAACAATCGCACCACCAAAAACTACGCCAAAAACAACACCTAGACCTGGCAAACCTTTTGATAGGCCAAAAACAACACCTAAACCTAAAGCTGGTAAAAATAGTATACCAACGTGGTTTAAATTTTCATCTATAAACAACAGAAAAACTAGAAAAAAATGAGTTCTATTAAAAAATTAATATCAAAAGCACTTAAAGAAGCTCCAATAGATTATGAAGGACCTGAAAGAATGTCGGGTGACATTGAAAGAAAACTTAGGAGTCGTGAACATCCTTTGGGTGGGAACCCTGGGTTTCCCGATATAGATAGAAGTGGTATACCAGATAATTTTGAAGAATTAATCGCGTCTAAAAGATTTAGGGATGTGGTTGAAAAAGTTAAAGCAGCGACAGGTTTGGAACGTATAGATCCAATGACTTTCATGTCTATACAACCTATGTTTATGCGAGCTGTATCAGAAGTGATTAGTATCGAGAGAGAACACAAAGAAGAATTGGAAAAGTTAGCTGTAGAATTGGTAGTTTCGGAGTTGGGTGTACCGGAAGGTGATTTACAGTTTGACGCTAAACTGGAAAAACCTAATATGGAAGGGATGTCCAGAGAACCACAAAAACCTAAAAAGAACCAAGATTTCGAGAATCCACAAGAGGAAATGGAAGCAGCAGAAAGATTGGAAAAGTTTGACTTAGAAAGGCAAAAAAGAAGATTTATCAACTCACTAATTCAAGGATCATCCAAAAAAGCTCTGTACCTATATTACATGGTTGAAGAAAGGTTAAATGAGTTAGACCCTCGTTTACTGAATTTATATTCTTTGGTGATGTCAGTGAACGATTTACTATACTGGGTAATTCCTAACTTAGACCAAATGATGTCCATGCCAGGTGGAGGAGAAGAATCAATGGGTGGTCGTGAAGAATTAAATTTGGAAACAGACCCCCCAACGATTATCGCTAGAGGTATGATGTTCCCAATATTAGTTCATGAGTTATTTAAAGGTGTTATGGACTACGTTTCAGCTCATGGATTACCTTCAGATCCTGAAACCGCGGAAGCTGTTGTCGGTATGGAAGATACTTTACCAGCTGAAGTTTGGGACTTGAGATTAGGTCCAGTAATATGGGAAAAATTTACTGAAGCGTACCCTAGTGAATTATTTGATTCGGATAAAAGAACAATTCAAAATTACTTGTACTTTAAAATTGTCAGTTTAGAACCAGAAGAATTTTTTAATTTGACTAGAGAGATGTTGTCGGGCACCCAAAAAGGTAAAGACATGGTAAAGGAAATAGTAGATGGTATTATTAGGGAACTCCAACGTGAAGAGTATGAGGATGTCATGGGTGGAGACGATGAAGGTGGTGAACTTGAGGTTACTGGACCTGACGAACCGATTACTCCTCAACCACGACAAACATCTGAATTAGATTTGGATTCTATCTTGGATAAGATATCGAGAAGTGGGATAGACTCACTAACACCAGACGAAAGAAGATTCTTGGATAGTATATAACAAAAAGACCCCAATTAGGGGTCTTTTTTCTTTTTATAGGTGTTACCGTATTTATAATATATGGATCAACAACACATATTAGAATACGCGAAATGTTTACAAGACACAAATTACGCGATTAAATCATATTTAGAAACTTACGACAATACTCAGAGTAAGTATGTCCCTTTTGAGTTGTTCCCCGAACAAGAAGTGATGTTGAATAACTTTGATAACTACGGTGAAAACATCATAAAGAAATATAGACAAGCTGGTGTATCTACCGCGACCGCAGCTTGGGTATCAAAAAAATTACAATTCGCGTCCAAAAAGAAACCAGAAAAAGTACTGATTCTCGCCAACAAATTGGATACCGCACAAGAATTTGCTAACAAAATACGTGGTTTCCTAACTCAGTGGCCTGATTGGATGAATGTGGGGTTTTCTAAAGAAAAAGATTCACAACGTCATTTTAAATTAAATAATGGTTGTGAGGTCAAAGCGGTCGCGACATCAGTCGACGCTCTTAGAGGTTATACACCAACAATATTGATATTTGATGAAGCCGCATATATTGAAGCGGGTGACGATTTATGGGCAGCTTGTATGGCGTCTCTATCAACTGGTGGTCAGGTAATCGTCATTTCAACACCTAATGGTTACGACAAGATTTATTATGAAGTTTATGATCAAGCTATAAACGGTATTAATAATTTTAAAATATCAGAACTCACGTGGTACAATGACCCTAGATTCACAAAAGATTTAGTTTGGGTTAAAACTAAAGATATAGTTCACTATATGTTGAATCGTGAAGACTATGACGACAGTAGTAATTTATTAGAATATGATTCGAGTAAATTTAACGAACTTATACGTAATGGGTATAAACCATTTTCTTCTTGGTTTGAAACCATGTCTAAAAAATTAAAATTTGATAGGCGTAAAATATCCCAAGAATTGGAAAGTGCGTTCTTGGGTTCTGGGGATAACGTAATACCTATAGACACTATTGAAACGATAAAACAAACTATGGTTGAAGATCCGAAGGAAAAATACGCTAGTGGTCAAATGTGGATTTGGGAAGAAGCGGTACCAGGTCACAAATACATTATGGGTGTGGACGTATCTAGAGGTGATTCTGAAGACTTCACATCAATAGTCGTTGTGGATTTCGACGAGAGAAAACAAGTCGCGGAATACTTAGGTAAAATTCCACCTGATTTAGCTGCGGATTTAGCTTTTAAATGGGGGACAATGTACAACGCGTATATTGTTGTGGATATTACTGGAGGTATGGGTGTCGCGACATCTAGAAAATTACAAGAATTGGGTTATAAACATTTATATGTGGAAGGAGCTAATACCGCTGATAAATGGAAATACGACCCAAAATTAATGGATAAAATACCTGGAATTAATTTTAACACTAAGAGAACACAAATAGTGTCTTCGTTTGAAGAAGCTCTGAGACATGGTTTTATAATAAAATCATCTAGATTATTAAATGAAATGTATACGTTTGTTTTCATAAACGGTAAACCTGACCACATGAAAGGTAAACATGACGACCTTATAATGGCTACCGCTATGGCTATTTATGTGGGGGAAAACTCATTTTCCCAATTACAAAAAGCAGACAACTTGACTCGAGCTATGTTGGATAGTTGGGTTAAGACAGAACACGAATCCCAAGGTAGACCAGTTACGTTAAAACCAACACCAAACAGTTCAGTATTGACACCACATATAAATCATAACGCTACCCAACAACAAGTCTATAGAGAGTATTCTTGGTTATTTGGGGTTAGAAGATAATTAATATTCACTATTTATTCAAGACTAATATATTTAATATATGGCAAAAAATTTGACAGTATATCAAAGGTTAAGTAGATTATTTGGTCCTGAAGGTCCTAAAACTCAACAACCGACCTACCAACAATTTAAATTGAGTGGTAAGGAAATTTTAAAAACCCAATCAAAGGTTGAGTTTGAAAAACAACAATTACAAGCACAGCAAACTTTATATTTAGCTAAACAATGGCAAAAAATAGATAATGAGTTATATACTCAGTCGATATACTATGAACCAACTAGATTAGCTTCTTACTATGATTACGAGTCTATGGAGTTTACACCCGAGATTTCAGCAGCTTTGGACATTTACGCTGAAGAGTCAACTACACCTTCTGAAGATGGTTACACGTTGACTATATATTCTGAATCAACACGTATAAAGTCCATATTAGCTGACCTATTTAATAATATCTTAGACATCACTACAAATTTACCAATGTGGACTAGAAACACTTGTAAGTATGGTGATAATTTTGTTTACTTAAAAATCGATCCAGAAAAAGGTATAATAGGTTGTTACCAATTACCTAACATTGAAGTGGAACGTGTTGAGAGTGGTAATTACCCAAATGTCTACGGTAATGATGAAAACAAAGAACGAAAACTAAAATTTATTTGGAAAGAGAAGAACTTAGAGTTTAATTCATGGGAAATGGCTCACTTTAGACTTTTAGGTGATGATAGGAGACTACCTTATGGTACATCTATGTTAGAAAAAGCTAGACGAACATGGAAACAATTACTATTGTCTGAAGACGCGATGTTAGTTTATAGGACATCTCGTGCACCGGAAAGAAGAGTATTTAAAATATTTGTTGGTAACATGGACGATAAAGATGTGGAAGCTTATGTACAACGTGTCGCTAACAAATTTAAACGTGACCCGGTGGTTGACCCAACTAATGGAAATGTGGATTTAAGATACAATCAAATGGCTGTAGATCAAGACTTTTTTATTCCAGTGAGAGATCCAGCAGCACCAAACCCAATTGAAACATTACCTGGTGCAACAAATTTATCTGAAATCGCTGACATAGAATATATACAAAAGAAACTGTTAGCGGCACTTAGAATACCTAAAGCGTTTTTAGGTTTTGAAGATGTGGTCGGTGAAGGTAAAAATTTGGCCCTGTTGGACATAAGATTCGCTAGAACTATCAACCGTATACAGAAGTCTATGATTCAGGAATTGAATAAAATAGCTATTATTCATCTTTACATTTTAGGTTTCGAAGAAGAATTGGACAATTTTTCTTTAGGTTTAACTAACCCATCTACACAAGCTGATTTATTAAAAATAGAACAATGGTGATGACATTAAATTAGATTTACAACAACAAAGATTTGAAAAAGCGATAGCTCAAGAATTGGAAAAGACTGGTGAAATAATTAAGAAAACAGGAGTATTCAACACTATCGACAAATTATACGGTGATATTGAAAAAACTGAGGAAGAAGGTGGTGAAACTTCTGGTGAAGGGGATGATGAGACCGCGACAGGTGCTGAAGGTTTAGGTTTTGATTTTGGTGGCGGTGAGACTGAACCTACCCCCGATTTGGGAGGTATAGGTGGTGAAACAACACCTGAACCCACTGGTGAAACTGAACCAGCAGCTGAATCGTATAAAATAGAAAAAGATTTACCTCTAATATTGGAACACAAAGGTATATTTTTACCAAACATAGATAAAAAAGTTAAAGACACTAATATTGAAATTGGGAAACTAAACAAACAAATAGACGATTTACTCAATGAATGATATTTATTTATAAATCATTTTTATTATGAAACCATTTGGATACTACAAGAAAGGGATAGACTCTAT